TAAGCCCTCAACAAACGGAAGCCATTCATGCCTACAACCATATCCACCACATACTGCAAATGGAGTACCGCTACCCCGGATATCTTCAATTGTCCAGCCTGAGAATTGCTTTGAATTACTTAACGTTGTGCGACATACATCTCTTGTTACTTTATCTAACGGCCCGTCATAGAAATACAACTCTACTTCTGCATTTGTAAATTGTTCATATTTTACAGTACGATCATATATACTTGCTCCGGTATATGCTTCGGACACAATCCTACGCCCTGCAACATTTACAATTTCGTCTAATTCTTTAATAATCGTACTCATCTTAGATTCACCGATACCGTATCTAAAACTTGCATCAGTTACAGATTTCATTATAGATTCTGAAGCACCCAATATATTCTGCACTTGATTCTGTTTGTATAACTCTAATAGTACAAGAGATCGTTCCGGCAAAACTAAAGGAATACCTGTCTTTTTAGATATCATAGCAGTAAAATCAATTACTTCATCATATCTATTAACAAAACTACTCGCTACGTCCATCATACCAGATTCACTAAAAAACGCTATTACTTCAGATTTAGTCAACGGCCCAGTCTGGATTAACTCTGCCAACATACGTTTTAACCCGACTGAAAACTGAGCAAATTCACGCTCATAATCTAAAAGCAATTTATCAAATATTGCAGCTTTTTCAGTTGTATAACTCATAATTTAAAGTCTCATACTTGCTGGTAATTTCATAGGATCTATTATATCAAGTTTCGGCTTTGTATCTCGTTCAAGAATCTTACCTGCTAATGTTGTACACAAATTAACCAATACTGTAATAAGCGAAGCGGGATGAATGTTCGGCATTGTACAAGTCATCTGAGACTGCCCGTTATTATATACATCAATCTGAATTGAATAAACTTTCTCCATTTGTTTCGGTAATTTATTCTTCAACTTGCCCTCCCAAACTTGTGATTCTGTCTTTAATTGCATCGCCTATACTAAACTTTTTATTAATACGTTTATTATCTTCATATTTCTTTATTGCTTCTGCTTCGTTCATATCAGGATTTTCTGCTTTAATCTCATCAATCGGGGTAATAATATTGTTATCTAATTTATACTGCTTAATTGCAATTTCCTCAACCTGATTAATCGGCAAGTCTAACTCAGTGAAATCAACTTTTAATTTACCTTCTGGAATAGGCGGTTCATCTTTATCAATATCTTTTTTATGATATACCTGCTGTGCTCTGATTGATTTAAATATCTGTTTCTCTTGCATCTTTGCTTCGTCTACATCTTTCTGACGCTGTTCGATATAATCCATATTCTGCACAATTAAACTAAACCCTGATACCGGAGTTGCTTCTGTATGCCAATTCACTGTTAGATTATACACATTAGAAATCGCTTGAACTTCAAATTTAACGGTGTCAATCATCTCTAAAAGTTTAGGATTTAAATCAAGATTATTCAAACTCGTATCTTGTGGTAAATGCTGTTGTCTATTCGCACCTACCAAAATCTTTTTACTATCCTTCTCTGTCATTCCTGTATTATCCCATATCAACCCGAATGCCTGATAATGCAATGCCATATTTAAATTATTCAGATTAATATTAATACTCTCATTTGCGCTTATTAAATCTAACGCCCCCAATGTATCATATTCATATACAGGTACACCCTTACGCAACTCAGTAAACGGAGAAACACCATACACATTAACGCCATTTAAATCTTTCTCATTTCCGTCATTGTCTACGTAGTACGTCCAAGTCTCACCTTTTGTATTATAGTAGAAATAATATTCATCGTCATAGTATAAATAAATCTGATCTGATTCTGTGATTCTATGTTCTTTATGTAGATTGCCACTTGGTATAACAATCGGCACTGAATAACCAATAGGATTTAGCGGATCATCGCCCATGAAATGCGCTTTATAATCCCACTCAATCATAAACTGCCATCTTCTTAAAACAGGATTATAGTGATTTCGCCATAAGACTTTATGATGCAGATTCTTTTGACGCTCTGCTTCTGATATATGATTATCAAACGTCTGAACATAACTTATCCATTTAGCATAATTCTGTTCTTCTAAATCAACATCGTCTTTATCAACTAATACTCTAACAGGCGGATATTTATAAACCATCGAAACTTTGTCTATAATCTTTTTTGTTATATTCAAAGTCATCTTAGCAATCAAATCAGTCCCATCGTCTGAATCTTCAAAGCCATGACCTTTTAAATACTGTTTCTGATCACCCTTGTAATAGTCGAGTAATTTCTTAGCAGTTCGTTTTCTTGCTAAATCTTCGTCTTTAATGCCTTTAACGCTTTTAAGTTTAGATGTAAAATAATTCTTAACAGCAGTAAACATATCGAGCAAATTCAGAGATTTAAATAACATAATAACTCCAATGTTTTAATATACGTTTCCCCAAACGCTCACCACCTTTAAATTGATTCTAAATATAAATGATTTATATTACTTCTGTGTCTATCGAATAAATACCATTGTTGATATTTATACAAATCAGTAGTACCAACTGGATCAAATATTTCCAATCTGTCTAATCTTCTTTTTATTACATCACAAAAAAACTCTTCGGCACAATCAAAACACATAATTCTTTGATAATATTCATAATAATCTGCATCTTTCCCACATGCGCATTTTAATTTCTTCCTCACGATTGCCCTCCTATATTTACCACCTTTTACTCATTTCTATATCTTGTTGTCTTACAGGCCAGTTATACGCTATTAAATAACCTGCCGCACTACTCATGTGTGTTAACATTTGTTTCTCTTGGCTTCTGTCAATTCTACCATCGTCTGTTGATTCTACTTTATTCCAATCGTTCACAGTCTTAGGACAATTCTTAGGATTAACTAAATATCTTGTCTGTTGCCCTCGATCTACCATCAATGAATTAACTGCATTGATTCTGTCAACCTGAAACGGATTAGACGGATTCGCTCTAACTTCAAATCCTGCTTGATTCAATATTGCAATATCAGATTTAGACGCATTGCTATGTTCACTCTTTCCGGTAGAGTCCGGGTATATTATAATCTCTTTAGAATCGTCTACATACTCCATTAACTTCTCACACATCTCCATCGTATTAGAATGTTCAAGCCATATCTCGCCCCATTGCCAGTAACGATCACCACGAATAGAACCTAATGTCGCAGTCATTGGATTTACATTAAAATCCATACCTACATGAATTGCCGATCCCCAGTCTCGTTCTAAGTCCATAAAGTTATGTTCACCAAACGCATAATAAGCCAATCCTGCATACGACTCAAACGAGCCTTCATATTCTTGTCTATAAGTTCTCGGATCAAGCTGCAATTTAGCATGTTCAATTTCAGATTTACTTAATACATCAGCAGAGAACCACGTATAAAATGCCCATTCGCTGTCCTTTTTGCAATCGTGATATGCACCATGATATTGTTTAGTCTCAGGTATTGCCTGATCACAAGCATATAACGCACGTTCATAATAATGATTTCTACCTTCAGGTACACCATCTAATATTGCAAATCCGCCCGTATCTGCTAATGCAGGTCTTATGTTCTCATCCCATGCGTCTGGTTTAACATTACCCATTTCAGTTATGTGACAGCCATGCCATTCTTGCCCTTCAATTCTTTCGGGTCTATCTAAACCGACAATAGCAATCTCAGCATTATTCATTAGAGTAACAACTAACTCTCCCCTGCTTACATCTTTTCTAAGTAATCGTGTATCTTGCATTAAACGTTTCCAGAATATATCTTTCGCCTGTTGTCTTGTGGGTGCTCCTAAAAAATACCGTTGTGTCTCATTTTCAATTGCATGATTTAATACTTTTCTTCCGCCTATTAAAGTCTTTCTTGCTCGCCTACCTGCTGATATAATTAAAAATCTATGCTTATCATTATAATAATTAATCTGTGGAGGTGTCAGACTTTTTAATCTCACTGGCAATCTTGCCGAAATACTCAAGTGCATCTCCTCCAAGTTCAAGATTTAAATTAGCATGATTGACTGATTGCCATCTATCCGGGACTCTATTACCTAAATAATAAAATATTGCCATATCAGAAGGTACTACATGTTTAGTTACTTTCTTAGTAATTCGCATCTTTTTTTCTTCGTCTATTCCAATATATCCGTCTTTCTTTATCCAGTGTGGTTCTTCAGTAATTTCAGTGTATTCATAACCACATGCTTTTCGTAGTAAAGCGTTCTCAACATTAGCGATATTAATAGGCTCGCCCTCTTCTTTGCCTTTTTTTAATTCATTGATAAATGTAAATTTATACTTACTAAAAGTAACACGATCAATGCCGATTTGATCAGCTATTTCTTGATCAGTACAACCTGCTTTAGCAAGTTCATATATCGCTTTTCGTTGTTCTTTATTTACCTCAAATTTCGGTCGTCCCATATAATAAAAATAACTTTAAAAGTCTAATTTGTCAATAGAAATCAATTTCTTTACTTGTTCTTGTAGTTGTTCGATCTTACGTTTATACTTATCTCGTTCTTCACATACTGCTAATATATCTTGCATAAGATCATAATTACGTTTAGCAAGTT